ACATACTGTGTTTACTTTTTACAATGATAGTAATGCAAGTTATTTTATGTTGAGGTGGGGATGAATATAACAGAAGAAATTGTCAATCAAGTAGCCGATCAAATGTCTAAAGATATTGACACACTAGTGTTAATGTCTGCATTGGGTTGGACTAGTGTTAAGTTAAATGGGTTTCGTAATAATAAAGAAGCAGTAGATATAACACTTTGGTTAGAACAGAACTGCACAGGTGAATGGAAGAACCTAAGCACACGTTATATCTTTGAAAAGAAAAAAGATGCTGAGTGGTTCATCCTACGATGGAAATGATGTATGAACATTATGATTATAATGTTGGATGGGAAAATACTAAACCCGGCTGGCATGAATGTATTATACGTATCAATAATATTGCCAAATATAACGAAATGGTTAAATGGTTAGAAAATAATATAGGTAAACACGAACGACATTGTAGATGGTCTATAACCAATTATGACGTATGCAATTTCAAATTTAGATATGAAAGAGATTATATTATGTTTACGTTGAGGTGGAGTTGATGGCAACGATACCTCATATACAAGACTATGATGACGATGATCCGGAGATTGATTTTCGTAAAAGACGCTGGGACTATTGGGCGGCATTGAAACTTGTGCGTAGAGAATACATGGCTGATTTAAAAGCACTTGATGGTCAGTTTGATGCGTTTGACTTTGAAGATTACATTGAAGAAAACTATGGAATTAAAATGAACATAGTTAATGGCAATATAACTGACGGATACAAGATTATGGACGAAAAGAAGTACCTAATATTTTTATTAAAATTCCAATGACCCAATTATTTCCCATAACCCCTTTACAAGATAATAAATTTATGTTATCATGGCCTAAATGGCAGAACATTAAACACTTTCATACAAAGAAAAAACTATTGGATGTGTTATTTGACGATATTGGTAGTGAAGAAGTGGGCATTAGTATATCAATTGTAAAAGACGAATTAGATATTATGTGGATTACATGGTATGCGTGGGCACAAGATGTTAACGGTGACTATGCTACCTACTTAGAAGATATGTATGAGATTAAAGGTGTAGCATTCAATAGCGAGATAGAAGCATTAAAGCTACAAGAGTATTTAGAGAAGAAATATATTTGGAAAACACTACAGGCATGAATAAGATTGGTGTTGATATTGGTAAAACAAAAATTGAGTGCTGTGTATTATCACCCACCAATGATATATTATTTAGAGAGCGTCTACCCACAGATTCCGTATACAAAGAAATAGAATTTCTCTATAATAAAGCATTATCCTATACTAGTACAAAAGAACATACATTAGGAATATGTATGCCGGGTTCTATAAGTTATAGAACTGGTTTACTGAAAAATTCCAGCATAGAATTTTTAAATGATACAGATTTTGTAGGCATATTAGAAACTAAATTAAATCGTAAGATACAAACTGCAAATGATAGTCAATGTTTTGCTTTAGCAGAAGCCTTATTGGGAGCAGGTAATGGCTATAATACTGTATTTGGAATGATATTAGGTACAGGCGTAGGAGGCGGAATTGTAATTAACAGTTCATTACATAAAGGATTTCATAACATAAGTGCTGAATGGGGACATACAACACTAGATACAAGTAATAATATAATGTGTCGATGCGGTAGAATCGGATGTGTAGAAACTTGGTTAAGCGGCTCGGGGATAGATAAATGGGCATTTAATATTACGAATAAAAAATTATCCACAAAAGAATATTTACAAATTTCAGAGATACAAGAATCTTTCTTAGAACAGTTTGGATTAGCCATTGCTAATTTAGTTCAAGTGTTAGACCCAGATTGTATTGTAATTGGTGGTGGAATAAGCAATAATGATATCTTATACACCCGAGGTATTGAACGTGTGAAAAAAATTATATTCAATGATGAATTTAGTACACCTATCTTTAAAGCAAAATTGGGTGACAGTGCAGGTGTAATAGGAGCGGCATTATTATGGCAAACGATGTAATGATTGACATTGAGAGTTTAGATACAACACCTAACTGTGTTATCTTAACCATTGGTGCAGTAAGATTCGATCCAAAAGGTAGCGGGGTTGTTGAACGATTAGAGTTACGTCCTACAATTGAGGATCAAACAGAAATTTATAATAGGAGCATAAATGAAGATACCCTACGTTGGTGGAGTGAGCAGAGCCCTGAGGCAATTGAAGAAGCTATGGGAGATAGCGGACGACTACCATTTGCTGAATGTATGGAGATCCTTTATAAGTTTTGTTGGAACCGTCGTGCTGTCTGGAGTAACGGTGCTTCCTTCGATTGTGTCGTTATGGAGTCTGCTTGGCGGCAGGTAAGTGACAAGCCTAATCCTATTCCCTGGCCTTTCTACACCGTTAGAGATACACGTACCTTGTATGAAATAACCGGAGTAAGTCTTAAAGACGGTGGTCACGTAACCAGTCACAAAGCAGTAGAAGATGCCGAAAGACAAGCTATTGTTGTACAAAAAGCGTATACTAAATTAATTAAAGCAGAACTGGTGCCTCCCCCAAGATGAGAATTGATTCAGATATTGATATTGACTTTGGTGATAGAGATAAGTTATTAGAACTTATCAAACATACGCCTGCCTCAATGCGTAACATCACTCCTATGCGTAGACACAACACAGGTGTATATATAACAGATATTCCATATGATCCTGTCAACAACATGTCAGCAATTCATTATGAAGATGCAGAGAAGCGTGGATACTTTAAACTAGACTTGTTGAATGTACATGTATACTCACAGGTGCGTGATGAAAAACATTTGATTGAATTGATGTATGAACCTGAATGGCCTAAACTAAATGATAGAGTATTTGTTGAGAAGTTAATACACTTAGCCAATCATTATCAGAGTATTCAGAAGATGCCTGAACCTGTCAATAGTATTCCTAGACTAGCAATGTTCTTAGCATTGATTCGTCCTGCTAAAAAACATCTAATCGGTAAGAGTTGGAAAGAAGTGAGTCAAACTATATGGGATCGTGAGAATGACGGGTATAGTTTTAAAAAGAGTCACGCTATCGCTTATGCACAATTGGTCGTTGTGCATATGAACTTACTCACAACATCCGCTTCACAAGCGTAATACTACGGCGTTTGGTCCTGCGTTTATGTAGTTCACTTATACTACATGTAGGACCATGTATTACAGACAGACTTTTATTATTGAAAGTCCTTAAATAGGGCTTGAATATAATCCATTCTTCCTTTAAGAATAGATTAATGGGGATTAGTCTATTAGATTCCCACCACCAAACATCCCCTAATTCTAAGAATTTATCCTTAACTACGGGGTCGATTATAGCACCATAATCATAGATTGTGGTGACTATATCATCTCTATTCTGTACTATTCCAACATAATCTTGGTTGGCGTATGAACATATAGTGATGAACGGGTGGTTTTCAGTTAGTTTCTGGAAGAATTCGTTTTGAATCATTGTTATTGTATTGACCGAAATATTTATCATCGGGTTGCCAGGCAATATATTTTGATAAATATCATTATGTACTCAACACAAGTATTCGTTTATACCCAACGTCAAATCGTTATTCTTTTATCAGGAAATTCCCCTAGGAGTTATATGCCTCAGTATGCCAAGCCACTCACTCTACACAAAGGTGTAGATAATCAAATTCAATTTCAGTTCCTTAATCAGGAGCAGAAACCTGTCGATATCACAGGAAAAGAAATCTCTTGCAGAATATTAAATGCAACAGGTACTACGGTCCTTATTAGAAAAGCACTTACTATTCAATTAGGTGCGACAGGTATTGCCGCATTGATGTTAAACCCAGGAGAGCTACAAGAAATTGAAGCACAGAAATGCTATTACACTTTAGAGATTCCTGTAGGCACATTTGATTACCCTGTATTCGTAGACCAAAACGCAGGTGGACGAGGTGACATGAATATTGTTAATAGCATATTACCTAGCTTTGTTCCTAGTGATGAAATAACTATCCCGACAGGTCAAGGTTATCCTAACCCAGATTGGTATTCAAACGACGGATCATATGTACCTGATTCTAACTCAGTCGTATATTATACTAGTGTTTATACCACAAGTAATAATCCTAGTCTAACCTTGCAAGCCACATATACTGACTTCTATGGTAATGTATTGATTGAAGGTTCTACTATTGGTAATACAGATTGGTATCCAATTAGTACAATATATAGTTATAATGAAATAACAGACACATTCCATTATAATGTAAATGGATATCACCCATTCATACGTATGGGATTCGTAAGCAATGCGGGTGTAGTAACCAACATATTGGCAAGATAAGTGTTGATTGTATGACACATTTGTGTTATACTATCTAAATGTTTGATATCCTATCAATAATTCCCGGTAAGAAAAAACTCACTCAAGGTGGCTGGCAAAGCTTTAATGCTGTGTGCTGCCATCATCGTGGTCACAAGACCGACACCCGTAGTCGAGGTGGTGTAATCTTTGACGGGCAAACTAATTGGTCATATCATTGTTTTAATTGTGGGTTCAAGTGTGGCTTTACATTAGGTAAAAGTTTAACAAAGAACCTAAGGCAATTACTAACTTGGTGTGGTGTTGATGATACACAAATTAGTAAGTGGAGTTTAGAAAGTTTACAACAAAAAGATATATTAGACTTTACTCAACCTAAAAAGAAATCTAAGATTAAGTTTGATGAACACAAGTTGCCTGAAGATGCAGAACTACTTGATAAAAATAATCCATTACACAAAATATATGCAGACTATCTGCAAGCGAGGGGTATAAGTAGTAATGAATATCCTTTCATGGTCACTCCCAACGAATCAAGTCGCATGGGAAATCGCATCATCATCCCCTATACATACAAAAACAAGATTGTTGGTCACACAAGTAGGTTCTTAGACAATAAGATTCCGAAATATATCAACGAACAACAACCTGGTTATGTATTCGGTTATGATTTTCAACAACCTAATCAAAGTGTTTGTATACTAGTCGAAGGCATCTTTGATGCATTGAGTCTAGGTGCTTGTGCGTTAACTCATAATACGATTAACGATGACCAAGCAGAACTACTAGCACAACTTAACAGACAAATCATTTTCGTTCCCGACCGTGATAAAACAGGATTTGACTCCTGTGAGAGGGCTATTCAATTAGGCTATAGCGTCAGCATCCCATATTGGGACAGTGACGTAAAAGATGTTAATGATGCCATTGTAAAATATGGTAGACTACCTACACTACTCAGTATATTACAGTCTGCCACAATGAGCAAAATTAAAATAGAAATACAAAGGAAAAAAATTGGGAAACAAAACGGATTCTAAAAAGCAAATTGATTATACACCAGAAGTACAAAAACTATTTTTACGAATGATGATGACTAACGCTGAGTTATATACTCGGGTTATGAACATTATGAACAGTGAAAACTTTGATAAAAGTTTGCGACCGGTCGCAGATATGTTCAAAGAACACACAGATAGATATAAAGTTTTACCTGATGTAACTCAGATTAAAGCAATGACAGGAGTAGACATTGAACCTATACCTGATTTAAGTGATGGACACAATGAATGGTTCTTTGATGCGTTTGAATCATTTACTAAACGACAAGAACTAGAACGGGCTATTCTTAAAGCGGCAGACTTACTTGAGAAGGGTGACTTTAGTCCTGTAGAGAAACTAATTAAAGATGCAGTACAGATTAGTTTACAACGAGACATGGGTACAGATTACTTCTTTGACCCTAAAGGTCGTATTAACAAATACTTCAATGCAGGTGGACAAGTTAGTACAGGCTGGCCCCAGATGGATCGTATCTTATATGGTGGCATGAGTCGAGGTGAACTCAACATTTTTGCAGGTGGTTCAGGTTCAGGTAAGAGTTTAGTTATGATGAACATTGCATTGAACTGGTTACAAGCAGGGATGAGCGGAGTCTACATTACACTTGAATTGAGTGAGGAACTTACATCGTTGCGTACTGATGCTATGTTAACACAGATGGGCACAAAGTCAATTCGTAAAGACATTGATACAACCGATCTTAAAGTTAGGATGGTAGGTAAGAAGTCTGGTAAGTATCGTGTTAAAGGATTGCCTGCACAAAGTAACGTGAACGATATTCGTGCTTACTTAAAAGAAGTACAAATTCAAACAGGCATTAAGATTGACTTTGTGATGGTTGACTACTTAGACTTGGTTATGCCTGTCTCTGTTAAAGTTAATCCTAACGACCAGTTCATCAAAGACAAGTATGTTGCAGAAGAATTGCGTAACTTAGCTAAAGAGATGGGAATCTTATTAGTGACAGCTTCACAATTGAATCGTAGTGCTGTTGACGAAATTGAGTTTGACCATAGTCACATTGCAGGTGGTATCAGTAAGATTAATACAGCAGATAATGTGTTCGGTATCTTTACAAGTCGTA